TATAAGTACCTTCATGATGGCTGCGAGAAATGCATTCAGCACTGGCTGAATGAAGATGTTTCAACAGACTTTTCAAACAAATGCAACAATTAAACACCGGAATTTCGGCACTATTATTATTGAATTTGTATCACATTTTGTGTATAATTAAGTTAGGAAGTAAATTCCTGAAATGTCTCCTTTCTTTTGTTCTACACATATTTTGTTTACTCCTTTCACAGGGATGGGGAGTGCGACAGCTCCCCATATTTATCGCTGGTTAGAGAAACGGTTATCTCGCAAGGCTCATAACCTTGAGGTAGTGGGTTCAACTCCCACACTAGCAACCAAATGAAGTACTACAATATGTAATTTCGGGCTTACTTATCGCAATGACAGTGCTTCGAATTCAAAAAAATCAAACCTCCTAGGTAATGGCAGCAAGCGTCTCAGAACACACCCCCTGAGGCGCTTTGCTGTATATGCGCATGAAAGGAAGTGTTACCGTGAAAGACAGAGCCCTCAAGTTCGCAGAAGTTTATATCGCTTGCGGTAACGCTATACAAGCAGCTATCGCAGCAGGTTATTCCGAGAAAACAGCGAGGTTTGCAGCTAATTGGCTGAACCCACGAAAGCCCACGAAATATAAAGCTGAACTTGCTGATTATATCAGACAACTCTCCGAGGAGCAACAGAACGAGCGCATCATGACAGCAATAGAGCGCAAAGCCGTTCTTTCGGATATTGCTCGTGAAGGTAACGATAATGCAGACAGAATAAGAGCTATCGACACTCTCAACAAAATGACAGGTGAATATGTCACAAAGATAGAAGGTAATATCTCTGCTGATGTCAATAATCCGTATAAGGATTTGACTACCGAGGAGCTGAGAAAACTTGCTGACTGATAGAAAGCTGATACAACTCGGTGCTAAGATAGAACTGGCACGGCGCAGCTTCTTTGATTATTGCCGCTTGAAAGCTCCTGACTTCTACAAGCCAAACCGCAAGTATCTGGTAGACCTGTGCGACGATTTCCAAGAGTTCCTAGAGTCCGATGATAGAGCGCTTATAGTTAACCTGCCGCCACGACATGGCAAGTCAAGAACGGCCTGCTGCTTTGCTGAGTGGTATCTCGGGCAGGATCCAAACCGAAAGATTATGATAGGCTCATACAACGAGACACTGTCAACGATGTTTTCAAAGAATGTAAGAAATACAATACAGGAATTGAAAGCGGATCCTTACAGAGCGGTATTCTCGGATGTGTTCCCGAATGTAAAGATTAAGCAGGGCGATGCAGCAATGAACCTGTGGAGCTTGGACGGCGGTTATAATAACTACCTGGCTACTTCTCCGACTGGTACTGCGACAGGCTTCGGCTGTACTCTGATGATCATCGATGATCTTATCAAGAACGCAGAGGAAGCCAACAACGAGAACACAAAGCAGAAGCACTGGGAGTGGTTCACGAATACAATGCTGAGCCGATGTGAAGAAGGAGCAAAGGTCATTATCATTATGACACGCTGGGCTTCTGATGATCTGGCTGGCAAGTATCTTGACTTCTGCAAACATGAGAAGATACCTTACAGGCATATTTGCATGAAGGCCTACGATAAGGAAAGCAATTCGATGCTTTGTCCTGATATTCTCAGTTATGAGAGCTATCAGGCCACTATCAAGGCAATGGGCGCAGATATAGCAAGCGCCAACTACCAGCAGGAGCCGATCGACATAAAAGGTAAGCTCTACACGAGCTTTAAGACATATACAGAGCTCCCGCCACACTTCGAGGGAGTATTCAGCTATACAGATACAGCTGATGAAGGCAGCGACTGGCTCTGCTCTATTATCTGGGGCGTATATCAGAGAGAGGCTTATGTCCTGGACGTATACTTCTCCAAGGCTCCGATGGAAGAGACAGAAATTGAGACAGCTCGAAGGCATAAAGAATTCAATGTGAACAATGCCAGGATAGAATCAAACAACGGCGGCCGAGGCTTCGCACGAAATGTCAAGCGCATCTCTGAGGAGCAGCTCGGCAACAGGCGCACAGTATGGCTCTGGTTCCACCAGTCCTCCAACAAGATAGCGAGAATCATTACCTATTCAACATGGGTGATGCAGCACATATATTATCCGGTGAATTGGAGAGACCGCTTCCCGGAATACTACGAGGCAATGAATAAGTATCAGCGCGAAGGCAAGAACGCACATGACGATGCTCCCGATGCTACAACCGGTATTGCTGAAACGATGCTCAATAATTCAACAGTCGGAACTTCAACACTTAGACGATAGGAGTGGTATGAATGCCATTTATTCTGAAGAACACTGACGAGCTCACACCGCAGCTTGTGTGCAAGTATATAAAGACACATAGAGAGGTGACGTGCCCGAGATATGAGAAGCTGCAGCGGTATTATGAAGGCATTCACGATATTCTGCTCCGTCGACCAAAGTATAGAAATAATGATCCTTGTAACAATCTGGTATGTAATTATGCAAAGTATATTTCCGACTTTGCAACTGGTTACCTCATCGGCGAGCCTATCAGCTACCAGTCAAAAGAACAGAACCTTGACGATTTCTTTAAATGGAATAATATAGCACAGGTCGACGTCCAAGACATGGATAACGCAAAGTATCAGAGTATTTACGGAGTGGCCTATGAGCTGGACTATATGAGCTCAGATGAAAGCCCGACGCCAAAGACGGCAAGCATACATCCGATGAACGCATTTGTTATTTATAACAGCACCGTGGAGCTTCTTCCAGTTGCAGGCGTTTACTACTACGAGAAAAGGGATCCTGATACTCAAGAGCTTATCGGCTACTATGTAGAGTACAGCACAGAGAGTCAAATAGTGAAGTTTGAGTGTTCAAAAGCCTTTGAATATAGTGGTACTTCAAAACCGAAGCCTAACTACTTCGGAGCTGTTACGCTCATTGAGATATACAACAACAATGAGAAGCAGGGCGACTTTGAGCAGCTTATTCCTCTCATAGACGGATATAACATACAGCAGAGCAACCGTGTGGACGATGTCGAGAACTTTGTCAACAGTCTCATGGTTCTTACTGGGCAGACGTTAGGCTATACAGATGCAGAGGCTGAGAAAAACTATAATGCTATTAAGAAAAACGGCGTTATCGAGCTCACTCATGAAAGTAAACTGGAATTCCTGACAAGGCAGATAGATCAGCAGGGCAATGAGCTCCTGCGGCAATCCCTGGCTGATGATATCCACAAGTTCAGCTGCGTTCCTTCCATGACAGATAAGGACTTTGCAAGCAATGTCTCAGGCGTTGCAATGCAGTATAAACTTCTTGGCCTTAACCAGATAACAAAGATTAAGGAAAGATACATCAAAGAGGGCATAAGAGAGCGTATAAAGCTCTTTTCCAACATAATGGTCACCAAGGGCATGAAGCCTGTTGATCTCGATGATCTGACAATCACGATAACACACAGTCTGCCGAAGAATCTTGTAGAGATAGCGCAGGTTATCAGCAATCTTGAAGGAATCTGCAGCAATGAAACGCTTCTGGCTCAGCTCCCCTTTGTCGAGGATCCTGAGGAAGAGTCAAAGAAAGCGGCCGAGGAGCGCAGGCAGGAGCAGGATGAACAGTTTGTGATGTCAACGGCTGCTGTAAACAGAAATGACCAGTAACCAGACATACTGGATACAAAGAGCCGAAAGGCGCATTGATAATTATACACTGGCTGCCTTCGACGTAGCGAAGAATATACGAAGGGCATACAGCAGCCTGCAGACGTATATCGAGAGTGAGATGTCGAAGATACTTCGGCATATCGGCGAAGAGGACAGTCTGGCATATGAATATCGAATGAGACGACTTGCAGCATTACTCACCAACACCGAGGAGAAGTTCAAGGAAGTATACGGCATAAACCTCGCTACAACTACAGCGTTCCTCAAAGAGATAGTGCCGGAAGCGTACTATCATACAATTTTTGACTTAGCTCAGGGAGCAGGCGTGCAGCCTGAGTTTGCTGCGATCCCTGACAGGCTCGTGAATAAGATCATCAACGAGAACTGGTCCGGTAAGAACTACAGCAAGCGCATATGGGCAAACAATAAAGCTCTGGAAGAGGAAATCCGTGGACTACTCACAGAGGCAGCCGTCAGCGGTGAGAGCATCTATAAGACATCAAGGAAACTGGCTGAGAAATTCAACACAAGTGACTACAATGCACGGCGACTGATACAGACAGAAACTTCATATGCCTGCAATCAAGCCGAGATGGAGTCCTATGAGGAGCTCGGAATCGACAGATACATGTACATAGCTACATTCGAT